CCGAACAGGATCGACCGGGCGGACGCGGCCATGCTCGCCACGTCCTGGTTGATCGTGATCGGCGCACCCAGCAGGGTATCCGGCGAACCCTGCGGGCTGCCCTGGTCGTAGCCCGGCACGAAGATCGGGCGGCTCGACCCGTCCTTGATCTTACGGATCGCCTTCATCGTCGCGTCGTTGAACATCCAGCGGGCGCGGCCGAGGGCGCGATACGCCGGATCGACCGAGTGCTGCAGATCCACGAGGCTGTCGTAGGTGACGGCCGTCACCTGCGAGGTGCTGTTCGCCGCGGTCACGCCCACCGTCGCAGCCGTCACCACGCCATTCGGCTGCGCAGAGCCGGTGCCGGTGGTGAAGTGCGCGTTGGTGATGCGGCCCAGGCGCTCCGTCAGGCGGTTGCGCACGAAAGCCTCGATGTCGACGCTGCTGTCTTGCAGCAGCTCAAACGGCACCGTGACCACCTTCGAGCTATACTTGTAGACCGGCAGGCCAATGGTGCCGAAGGACACGTCGGCATCGGTAGCCGACTGGTTCTCGGCCACGATCTCGCCCACTTCGGCGGTGCCGTTGGAGGTCGGGAAGCTCATGGCGCCGATGCCGCTGGTAGCGATCACCGTCGACACGGCCCGCATGCCACCGAACGCCTTCAGCGCGTCCAGCACGGTGCTGGCCACGGCGCTGTCGACGGTGAAACCGCCTTCGCTGCCCGTGGTGGTGCTCATGGTGGCGCGTACCTGCTGCCACTCCTCAGCGTTCAGCGCCTTGTCGCCGCCGCGCAGCCACTTGGCATAGAGCGCCATGCCGCCGTCGCGGTTGTCGCGGCCCATGCGCTCCGCAGCGTCGGCGACGGCGTGCGTCTGCGTCTCCGCGGCCAGCTTCTCGTTGGCGTCGGCGATCCGCTTGATGCGCGCGTCGATGGCGTCGATCTCGGCCATCATCGCGTCATACTTCGGCGTGTCGTCCGCCTCATTCCAGTTCGGGGACTCGATCAGGGCCTTCACGCTGGCGCCAATCGCCGCGCGCTGCTCCCGAAGCGACTGAACGCTCATGGGGTATCCTTTCCAACTACAGGGATGTCTGCCGCGGCTCGCGCTCAGACGGGGGAGAGCGCCATCTTCACGGCCAGCTTCCTGGCGAGGATGACGCGCATGTCAGCAGCCGGCGCGGCCGGCGCAGTCTCAACAGCCGGCGCGCGGGCGAAGGCGCTCAGATCCCACGCTGCGGCCTGTCGCTGCGTGTTCTCGGTGACGACGCGATCGGCCAAGCCAACCGCCACGGCCTCGTCGGCCGTGAACCACGTCTCCGCGCGCATCATCTCCAGGAAGGCATCCGCGCTGCCATTGGCGCGGCGCGCGTAGGTGGCCGCCAAGTCGCCGTCGATCTTCTCCAGCAGCGCCGCCGTGCTCATCATCTCGTCGGCGTTGCCGATCGCCAAAGACCACGATTTGTGGATCATCAGCTTCGCGCCCGGCACCATCTCCAGCACAGCCGCCTCCGCCGCGATCACCGACGCCGCCGATGCCGCAAGGCTATCCACGCGGGCGGTGATCGGCATCGGATGCTCGCGCATTGCCGCCACCATGGCCTGCGCACCGAACACCGAACCGCCCGGCGAGTTGATCCGCAGCGTGACGGGCCCCTTCGTGGCGCGCAGCGCCGACATGAACGCCACCGGCGACACGCCGCCGAGCCAGTCGGCTTCGTCCTGATCGCCGGCAATCGCGTCATACAGCCACAGCACGTCGCCATCGGCCTGGAACTGGCCGCGCGCCTTGTTGGCCAGGCGCATCCGCACGTAGGGGGTCATTGCGTCGTCTCCTGCGGCGCGCCCGGTGCCTGCGGCAGCGGGCCGGCCGGCTGGCGGCTCATGTTGAGCTTGGCGCGCGCTTCCTCGACGGTGATGAACGCCGGCTCGCCAGCGCGGCCCAGGCCGATACGCAGCGCCTCCATCATCGCCTTGGTGTCGCCGCGCTCCAGCTCGGTGGTGTCGAACTCGGCCACGCGGCCGATGTTGCGGAAGAACTTGCGGTTGATCTCGTTCTGGAAAGCGTTGAGGTGATCGCGCAGCGCGAACCGCACGAACCCCTTGCCCATTGCCTCGATGCCGGTGCCCCAAGAGGTGTTGTTCTCCGTGTGGCCGATCATCCACGCCGGGACGCCATAGACGCGGGCGATCTCCTCCACCTGGAACTTGCGCGTCTCCAGGAGCTGCATCTCCTCCAGCGGCATCGTCAGGGCCTCAATCGACAGGCCACCTTCCAGGATCATCGGCTTGCCGCCGTTCAGCGGGCCCTGATACCGCTCCAGCATCTCGCGCAGCCGATCGACTTGAGCCTGCGTGAGATTGCCCTGTGCCTTCAGCGCGTAGTCAGGCCGCGCCATGTTCTCCAGGAACTTGGAGGAGAAATCCTGTGCGCTGATCGCCAACCGGCCGGACACGCGCAGCGCGTGCTTCAGCGGCGACAGGCCGCGCAGTCCGTTGAACCCGAAGCCCGGCACATGCAGCACGTCGTCCTGATCCAGCACCCGCAGGCGCGTGGCTTCCGGCGCCGGGCTTTCGATCGTGCGATCCGGCTGGATCTCATAGACAAGCCGCGCACCGTCCGGCGTCGCGATCACTCGCACGCGGTTGGGATGGATCGGCACCAGGCCGGCCACGCGCCCGCCTTGCCCGCGCAGGATCTCGGCAAACCCGTCGCCGTGCAGCAGCTTGGAGCCGACCAGGAAGGACCAGCCGGCCGACGCTGCCCAGCGCGGGCAAAATTGCTCATTCAGCGTCCACCACAGATCGGCGTTCATGTCGCGCGACAGATCGCCATCCGGGCCGCGGCGGTAGATGTGCATGGGCAGCGCCGCAATGGCGCCGGCGATCAACTGGACGCAGGCATACACCGCAGACACGGACAGCGCCGCCTGCTCACTCGGCGCGCCCGTCTGGCCACCGAACGCCGTCAGGCTTTCCCACACGCCATCACCGCGGCGAATGTCGGCGCTGTCGATCGCATTGCGCGGCGCAATCTTGGCCGCCAGCCATGCCCGCCAGCTCATAGGAACAGCACCCGCGGCTCGATCGACACCGGCGCGCGGGCCATCAGCTCGACTGCATTGAAGGTAGCCATCAGCGGATCGATCTTGGCCGAGCCGCTCGCCTGCTTCGTGATCAGCATGGCGTTTCCTTTCGGCTCAACCTTGGCGTTGCCCGCGCACCAGGCCATCAGCGACTGCCCGGCATGCACCAGCGAGCCCTCGGCCAGCTTGCGCTCCGTGAGCTTAATCGCGCCGCCCAGGCGCCAGCCCTGCGACACCGCCGCCATTTGCTCGGCCGTGAACCCGGCCGCCGTGAGCGCATCCACAACCGCGTGGCTGTTGCCAGGGTCAATCCCGATGCCGTGCTTCTCCGGCAGGAGGCCAGCCGCGTTCACCTCGGCGCAGATGCTCACCAGATCGTCCAAATCCTGGCCGACACGCTCCACGATCCGCAGCTCGCCGTCCGCCGCAAAGTCCCGCAGCTTTGGCGCCTCACTCTGCCGCCGCTTGAGCACCACCGGATGCGCCCAGGCGCAATTCCAGGACAGCCAGCGGCCCGTGTCGCGCTCACGGCCGAGAACCGCAAAGCCGAGCAAGTCATCCAGACCGCCGCCGTCGATCCCGATCGTCACCACCTCGCAGCGCGCCATCAGCGCCGAGAGTGACAACGCCGGCTCGGCCTGGCGTTCCCAGTATTCGGCGCCAGCCCAGCCGTCCGACTTCAGCGCCAGCCCCACCTCGACGTTGAGGTGTTGGGACGCCCAGCGGCGCACCTCCTCCGGGCCCGCCGCCTGTGCGGCTTCCCAATCCGGCACCAGCCGATCCGTGGTGATGCTGAACCCGTCGTTCGGCGTCACGGTTCGCCAGTTCGACGCATCGCGCCAGTCGGTGCCGTCCGGGAATTCGTAAAGCAGCGGCAGCAACGGCGCGGTTAGGCGCCCATCCCGCACCGCGCGGGCTTTCTGCAACTCGGCCTTGAACACGCCGGCCGGCGGACGCTCAGACTGCGTGGTGATCGTCAGCAGGAACGCTTCCGGCTGACTGATCATTCCGCCGCGAAGCTGGCCAATCACACGATCAGCGTCCGGCGCCTCCGCGATGACGTGCAGCTCGTCCAGCAGCACGCCGGCCGGCTTGGAGCCGGTGACAATCTTCGGGTCAAAGCTCTTGACCTTCAGGAACGCGCCAGTCGGCCGGAAAACGATGGTGCGGATGTGGTCCCGCACATGAAACTTGGCCGCCAGAACCGGATCGGCCTCGATCATGCCCACCGCCTGCCGGAAGGCCAGCGCCGAAACCTCCTGCGTCGGTGCGACAAGCAAAAACTCAGCGCGCGGCCGGCGGTTCATCAGCAGCGCCGTCACCATCAGGGCCGCGCCGCCCGTCGTCTTGGCGTTCTTCTTCGGCACCAGCGCGAAGAACTCGCGAATGTGGCGCGCCTCGCCGTCCCAGGAACCAAACACGGCGCGCACCAGATCGCGCTGCCACTCGCCGGCACCTTCCGCCATCGTCGGCTGGCCCGGCACATCCGGCAGCCGCAGCGCATTGAAAATCGCCACGGCGCGAGCCGCCGCCGCCTTGTCCAACGGCAGCGCCGGCACCAGCGAGCGCCCAGCCCGCAGCCGAGCCGCCCAGTCCGGGCAGGCGGTGCTCCACGTCACTGAAGCAGCGCCTCCCAATCCGTCCCGCGCTCAGCCGTCAGCGCCTGCCGGTGCTGCTGCTCCTTCTTGCCCGGCGCAGCGTCGCCAGCCTTCGGATGCACATACGGCGCCGCGGCCTGGGCCATCCGATCCCGGCGCGCCTCGTCGGCCGCCTCGTCGTTCATCACGCCGAGCATGTATTCCAGCGGCGTCAGGCCGCCAGAGCGCGCAGCGGCGCGGATATCTGCTGCCACCTTCTCACTGATTTTTGCCGGCTCACGCAGCGCCGCCTTCAGCGGCCCGGAGCCAGGCCGGGCGCCACCACGAGGCATTGTTCCGTCCTATGTTAGTGGATGTCGTTCAAAGGCAGCGGAAAAAACCTCCGCGTGTG